CAGACTTTGTAGTCAAAGAGTTGGCTAAAAACGATATGGAAAGGATAGAAGAAACCAAGGATTGGGTACCGATGCTCATCGGTTGTGTTAATGATGTCGTTGAGATTAAGAGGAAGATGGATGTTGACCTGGAGATTTTTCGGGTTAAAAATTCAGATAAAAAAGTGGTTGGACCCAATCATTCTTCGAATAATTTTTCTTTAAATTCTAAAGATCATTTTTATCGTGAAATTAAAAAAACAATGTTTTTTTTTCCTGGTTTAATTTTACCACAAGACTCGTATATTTCATCGCTTTATTTGGTCGTCAATAAAAGTAATGCAAAGCATAATAGGCGCTTTGAACTTTTAATTTTTGAAAAAGAGGGTATGAAACAGTTGTATTCTTTTGACAAAGAAGCAAGTGAGGAAATTATAATGGAAGATTTCAATACACCATTAAAAGTTGATGCAAAAACTAAAATTTTATTGACATGTGATAAAAAAATTGAAGGTATGGCAACCTTAACTTTGAACTATTAATTTTTAAAGTCTCAAAAGACTTTAAAAATTCATTACTTTACATTTATGGTTTTATAAATCATTATAATGAAAAAAATAACAAATGCTGGCAGAATCAAGTACAACAGTATGTCTTCAAAAGAATAATAACTCAATAGTGATAATGGACCATTTCCAGTTCCTGGTTTAGGGGTAGGATTTACGGTAGGTTTATAACCCTTTTCGGCTGTTTTGTAATAGTCTTCGTTTTGTAATAGTTGTGGTGGTTTCATACTCAAACTTTTAAATTTTTTTCTTTCCGGTGGTTTACTAACCGTAAAAGTTATTATACCTCCGCATTGGTGTCTTTGACCTTTATTATCCACAATAGTGACAATTTTCCCAAACTGCGCAACTTTATTATAAGGGTACATTGCCATCTTAAAGTAACCACTGTCTCCACCCCATTTAGGTCCCCACGAATTTCTACAATACCAGTATGGTACATCCCCACGTTTATTGTTATCGTAAAGGATGTTTTTAGCCATACCCCAACCAATAATAGCAACAGCGTGCGAACCTCGGTATGCCGATCCACTACTATTACTATCACTGAATGTTAATGGTGCTCCGGGAACATAATTTGCTCTATCCAAATACACTCCACCATTGATTTTTGTAAAGTATCCAGAACCAAAATTTTGCATAACAAAATATCCTGTTAGCACTGGACCATTAAGTAGTATATGTTTTTTAATTGCAGTGTGTAAATTTTCTTCTGTAGTTGCTCCTTGCCCTATAGCCAAAGTTTTAATATCTCTGTTTATTAGGTAATTATAATGATCAACATCTCCATAATAACAACCACATTCTTGTGGTATTAACGATGATAAATTTTGTGCTTCAAAGTGTCTTGTGGCTGCGCCGTTACACTTTTCGTTTTTGGCGCAAAAAGAATAGTCTAAACAATGCTTAGATGGTATTCCCGAACCACGAGCAATATCTTGTAACAACAATGCTGGATTACCACCATCGCAACGACCCTGTGGATAACAAGTCAGAGCCCATGTAGTGGATATTTCAGGGCGCCAATCGACCAAACCGGCAACAACAAACACATCACCTATAACACTCGCAGTTGATATAGCCCAACAAGAACCACATAGATATTGGTTGTCTGGAGGCATAATATATTTTTTTTTAGTTATGGTCGCTTTGTCGTCTATTGGATACACATACCTCCAATCGTACACTTCCGGAATTTCTCTAGTCTTTTCCACGGTGCTAGTTTGATAGGTCAAATGAAGGTCCAAATGATCTTGATTAGAGTACGACTGAGAGTATTTCAGAAAATTTATATGTGTATTGAGCGGCGGCAGTACAAAATCTGGAGATTTTTGTTTTAAGAAAGCCTCATGTTCTTCGTGGTGTATACCATCTATTATGTGAACAGGTCTTTTTTTAGCCAAATGATGGTGTAATGGATCATTTATTCCGATTTCATTCATTTATTAGTTGGAGAATACATGGAAGAAATTTGAGAAGTCTCTCGTTATTTCATCCCGAAGGTACTTCAATTCTTAATTTTAAAAAAATGATTTTTTTAGGTTAAATAAAGGACTAATAAAGATATGAGTACTAAAGTTAATATGGATGTTATTGAACCATTAAATGTTACAGACCAACAAATGGACTACAACGAACCTAAAAAACAACCCCTTTTTAAAACTTTAAATTTTTGGATAGAAACAACCATCTTCATACTATCTGTTGTGGGTGCATTTTGCATCTCTTATGCCATCTCTCAAGGATGGCTTTTATGGTTTGTTTCAAACATTATTTGTATTTTCTATTTTGGAAAGCAAAAACAGTATCCTTTAGCCATCCAACAGGTAGTTTTCTTAACAACAACAATTATAGGTATAGTTAACAATTTTAAAGATATATTTGGGTTGGGATAAGTCAAAATCCAAGGAAAATATTTTTAATGGTTCTTAGAACCATTAAAAATAAATTTAAGTCAAAATTTACAGAAAAATGATTACGTCAACCTTAATTCAAAAAAATAGAGATATGGAAAACTATTATAGTGATACCAGGGTACTATTAGCTCTAGAAAAGAGCGAGGGAGAGTTAATGGATATTTTAACTTTTATAAAAGAGATTAATTTTGAGATTGCAATCGATTTAACATTTGATGTGTTATGGGCCAATATAACTAAAAACCGATATATATATATATATATATCATTATTGGAATGGTTAGGTTATTCGGGGCCTAAAGAACTACATAAACAAGCCTTTATTAATCTATTAAATAGAAATAATATTGAATATGAATATATAGCTTATCAACATCCATTAATTCGAGAATTTCCTGAAATACTAGACGAAATAGGTCAAATGAGACCTGTGGACAAACCGCGAAAAAAATGGCTTATAATGGATACCAAAAACTTTAAAAAGGCTGTTATGAGGTTAAACACTCCACGGAGAGAATCAATTCAAGATTATTACCTTCTGCTCGAAGAACTTGTTCAACTCTATGGTGCATACACTCATAAATTTAAAGAGACCCAATTTAAGGCTCAACTTGAAGCTAAAAATAAAGAGTTGAAGGATAGAGACAACCACGTCCTGCTACTGAAAGATTTATTGATAGATGACACTAAACGAGAGAGACTTCAAGTAGTATACATCTCTACATCACAGAACTATGCTAGACAAAATCGTTCTAAACCCGGAGGAGTAGAGAAAGAAGCTCTACTTAGGAGTCGTCTTTCGACTTACAACAGTCGGTCAGCTAAGGGAGACGAGTGGTATTTCTACGAGTGGTACTTTGTGGCCGATTACCGGCAAGTAGAGAGTCGGTTGAAGGACGTCTTGGGTAGGTTCAGAGACAAGAAGAACAAGGAGATGTATGTCCTAAACCTCTCTCATATGACTTACATCGTTCAATATATCTGCGAACATTACAACGACGAAGTGGATGAAGTCAACGCTAAACTAGCCGAATTTATATCTGGGTTCGACTCTCACAATCTAAGACCTTTTGTCCCAGAACCAAAGCCTCTCCCTCTAACTATACAAGAAGCCAAACTTTCGACTACGGAAGAGGATGGTACGACTACGTTAACGACCATCCAAGCCAACTCTCAAGACGACTTTAAAGCAAAACTAGAAGAATACATCCTAAAGCTGGATTCGGCCACAACTTGTATATCCAAAAAGAAGGTCTTTGACGACCTCAACGTTAAGAAAGGTCGAACCGATAAGCTTCCGTTACTTCAATTTATTTTAGGTAAACTTAGACCTAACGTTAAACTCTTGCAAAAATCTTAAAAAAATTCTTTTTTAATGCTTATTTGAAGCATTAAAAATTCATTATTTAAAAAGTAATTTATCTACGGTCGTTTCAACGCAAAAAAGTCTATGGAAAATTATTCCTAAAATTAAAGATATTAAAACACCATTAAGTTTGGAAATTTTAAATATTGAAGCTAGTAATAACCCCAGTAAGATTGCAGGGACCAAGTCAACCAAACTTATATCAAATGCTCGATATGACTTTCTTAAACCTTCGTTTGGTTTACCCAAAATATCTTTGTTTTGGCACAAATTAACCATTTATTTTATATGTTTTTATGACGGTGAAACACTTTGCTGTGGAGAACTCGCAGGTTTTTTCGAAACAAAGGACACGACCGACCCTAAAACACCCACAACTAGTAAGGCCCCACCAAGGTATAGCAACCACTGTCTGTATTTGATGGTCGTAAACCCAGATACATTAATATTGGCTGGAGTGTCTGGAATAAGACCAGGTCCTTTTAATGGTGGGGTGTAAAGCTTCCACCCATCTGGATTTTTCACATAAACGTGAAAATACACAGGGTCGACTGGAGAGTAGTAAACATATATACTACCAGCAATACCTTGAGTTGTTGGACTAGGTTGAGTTGTACCCCAATTGATTGTATTTGCGGCCGTAAAATTTGAATGGGCAAAAGAACCTTGCTTCATCCACATTCGAAGTGATTGATCGAAAAAATAATAATCTGTGGTCGCCACATCCAGGTACACGTCACCTTCCGATTTTGTTGGCGGACCGGTACCTTTAATAAAGATTGGGGTTCGAAATAGTTTTGAGTGATCCGGTGAGCTTGTAATGGCTTTTTCACACCATCTACTTATGCTACTATAGAAAGTTGTTTGAGGTGGACTAAAGGAAGTATGATTACCTAGTTGGTCGATGGTGTTTCCTTGCCAGTCAAAAGCCACACAGTTTCTATTGTTGGCGCATGCTTGGGCGGCAGAGCTACTAGTATTGAAAGAGTTAACTGTTCCAGTTAACGGTACGGCATTGCAATCTGGTAGATTTCTAATTAAGGTTGAAAAGGCGTGAGAATAGACGGTTTCTTCGATCCATGTATAGTAAGCTACTAAACATCCAGCGCCGGCGAGTATACTCAGAGGAAATAAATATCGCCCTACGACTGCCACTCCTCCAATTACAGAAACAAAAGGTATACCCAACACGAGAGCAACAATTATAATAATTTGCCATAAATCTAGTCCTTCGGCTTTTGCAGTCGCACTCTGGTCTATTTTTTCCTGTAATTTCTGATAAATAGTGTTTTTGGAAACGGCATTTTGTACGCAAGACCCAAAGATGTCTGCAAATTCTTGCATTAAATTATTGGTAATATAAACGTTACCTTTGGCCCTAGACACGCTAATGACTTGGTTTTCGGATATACTTGAAGCACAAGACTGGCTAACAGTATTCATAAGCTCGGCGCTAGCCTTTAAAAATAAATTAATTTCATTTTGGGCGTTGGGAAATTGGAAGATGTTTAAACCACTAACTATACTCTTACAAGCCTGAGCAATCTCCATGGTTAAATTTTGCTGGACATCCTCTTGTACAAGTGTATTCATTAAAGATTTCATGTTTATATTGGCTTTCTGAGTGAAAGTATTGCCAGAAATTACAACATCTCCATCCACGTCCGTTACACTAATGATTTGTGTTTGGTCGGTTGTGAGCTTAGTCGTTGATACTATATCATTTGAAACTTTGGCTATAGCTTCCGTAGCAGCCTTTGTTATATTTTTTGAAACAGCAGATCCCATTGTTTATTATAACCAATTTTTCATATAGCCTTTTATATATGTTAATAGGAGGTTTTTAACCTCCTATTATCCTTTTAATTTTTCGATTTATGCTTTTCCTCAGGTATACTATATCAACTCCATCAACGAATATTTAATATTTTTTTAGTGATTCGACTGTACAAGAGAAACAATGACAAAAACTGTTCTATACTCACTCCTCTTTTAACCCTCAAAACTAGATATAATAAAATGAGGTACGATATTTTACTAGTTGTGCAGGTACTATTAGTCAATAGTCTGACTACGGCACGGTATAATGGAGAAACATGCGATTCTGACTCTGGTTGTCTACCGTGGATGTCGTGTATAGACAATACATGCCAATGGTGTGGTAAACCTGGAACATTATGCGGGGAAATATATTCTCCTTGCTGTAAAGGTTTCGTATGCCAAAAAATGCACGATAACGCATACAAGAATGCAAGCATATGTCTACCGGAGAGTTGCCGTGTTGAATCAGAATGTCCACAGGGATTTGGGTGTAGTCTCCGACTTGGAAAGTGCGAAATATGCAAAAAAGACGGTGAAATCTGTTCTTTACCGTTCGACGACGACGAATGTTGCAGTGGTTTCTGCTATTTACCACGAAACACTGTTAATGGTCGTGGGATATGTAAGAATTTATTTACAACTACAACCACTACAACCACGTTACCATCACCAGTCTACAAAAAAGGTCAGTACTGCTACCAACACCACCATTGTGGTTATCGAGAACAATGCAATAGCAACTATCAATGTGCTGGTTGCCAGTTCTCTTCAACTATTTGTGTACAAGATCAAGACTGTTGTTCTGGACAATGTAGATTTCATCCAGTATTTGAAACAATGACTTGTATGTAGGTTTTTAATGCTTCTTAAAAGCATTAAAAAACAATTTTATGATAAGCATATTCTATACAATAATAACCGCAATTTTTATCGGTTAAAACAGTTTCGGTATTTAAAGTGTTTTGGTACTTTAAAAAGTAAATTTTTTTCTTTTCCATCAACTTGTACAAAAATGGTTCCAATAAATCATTAATTTGTTTAAAATTAATATAATCGTTAAATGGTTCAAACCTCTCTATAATTTCTGTTTTATTATCCAGAAGAACGATATTTAAATGACGTAGCTTTTCACCATAAATTTTAATTGGAAATACAATAAACCTCTTTTCTTTGTGGTTTAAATCAACCAACGCATTTGAAATATTTATACTAGGGTTATATCCAATCTTAATAGATATACTCGGTCCTACCGTGTAATGACTGGCCTTTTTTTTCAGTCTTAATTTTAAAAATTCCAAGAAGACTTTAAACCTCATTTATTACAGAGATCTTTTTTGCCGAATTTAAAATGAGCTTTTAACAAACTCCAATCAACCACTTGGTCTTCGTACAATTTTAAAAGGTCAAAAAGAATCGTATCTCTCAGTCTTGGATTGTTAGGGTACACGTTAGCCATAAAACATATTAAATCTTCCAAATCTATGTCTTTATAAAAAAATTCTAAAAGCTCCTTTAACTCCACTAATTTATCACAGGAAAAGTATTCGTTGTAAATGTTCTCAATCACCATTAATTTTTTATTTTTTACGAGTATGGACTTTGGAATGTTGTAGCTTTGATCCAACCTTATACTTTTAATAAAATTAAAAGTATTTTTAAGGTCTAAAAATCTTGTAATATAAAATATTTCATCTAAGCTTAAGTTATCCATTATTTAATTAAGATTTTTTATAAAAAGAAATTCAATTTTTAAATTTTTTCAAAAAGTTTTCTAAAAATATGGCTCAGTCGTACCTTTAAAATGAAAAAGTGGATTAATCCACTTTTTCATTTTAATGATTTATTTCACCATTAAAATGAAAAACGAATATTTTCCCTAGTACTACCCTTGGAAAAAATCCACTTTTTCATGAAAAAGTGGATTTTTGAAACTAGTTTTATAAAGCGTAAAGAGAGATATTTTTATTGCTACATTCATCCATTAAATTTTCGTTTAATAAATGTTTCAGAACAAAAACCGTCTTTAAATATTTAAGGTCAATATTATCATTAATTAATATTTCAGAAGAGTAATGGTTAAAATGATAACCTTTTAACAAGTCGAAATTTTTAAGGTTAGTTATACTCATACCCTCTTCTCCCGAAAACTGAGATTCTGCGACTATTCCATCCTCGGCTATACAGAACCCAAAATTTTCCTCTGTGTTTATGACAAAGTTAGTTTTATCCATTAAAATATCTTTAGAAAACACCAGTACACATTCTCCCCCATAGTTTAGTTTTATAGGTGTATCAACCGTGAGCAGTCTAAAGTATACACCGTCTACTTCATCGTACTTTTGACTAAAATCACGATCTACAAGAGAAACTTTGGGGTCGTCTGCCAACCGACGATTTTTACTCCCCTGGAAGGTGCTTAGACCCAATTCTTTTATTTTAGAACTTTTAAGGAGTTGATTAGCCTTTAAAATATTTTTAAGAGCGGTAATGCTTGTTTCATGTATTATTAGATACATCTTTATTAGTTGTTTAAAATTAGCAGTTGTTATTTATAAGTTTTTAATGCTTTTTGTAGCATTAAAAACAAAACGTTTTTATTCAATTTCGAGTGTAAAATTAGGTTCGGTTAAAGCTTTAAAAGTGTTGTTAACATCAACAGATTTAATGGAGTTTGTAAAGATAAACATTGCAAGTTTATCTATTAACGTTTCGTTTGGTACATCGCACCATACATTTTTAATAGATGTGGTGTGGCCGGGTGTAACCTCAAACAACGATCGTACTCGAATGTGGTTCAAAACACTTGTATCGAGAGGTACATTATCAATGGTGTAATGCTCTAATATAAACTTGTAAGATTTTTCAATTCCAATCCGAAAAATGTTCTTGTTGTAGTCGGTTCCACACATGATGCAAAAGTCCCTAAAAGATTTAGATGTCAGATTTAAGGTGTCCAAAAGCCTTTCCTTCGATACTTGAACAAATGTTAGATCATTTGTATTAAAAGTTGTTATAACCTTTAAATTTAAAGTGGTAGGATGATGGTATGCGAGCACATCCGTATCTTCTGATATTATGTAGTCGATGTAACCATTATAAAAGAGGTGTACACATTCTGTTTCCGCCTCACCTTTGCTTTGAATAAAATTAATTTTTAAGAGTTCAAGGAGCTCTTTAACCAAATTCGTATCTTCTTCAGTAATTGAAAATTCATACTTTCTTCTACGGTTGATTTCGTCCTTAATCTCTTCGACGTTAATAAAATTTTTAATTATGGTAGCTTTTGAACTTAAGAGACTCTTTTGTTTCTTTTCTTTTAACTTGGTCATCGTCTCAAATAAAATAGGGTTGGTTTCTCCTTTTTGGACAAATGCGTCTAAACTTTCTTGTAAGAGGTTCGTTTTGTCCACAATTTTTTGTTTCTGTTCGCGTCTCAAGATTTGTGTTGGTGCTTTTTCTGGTGGAGCTTTACCTTCGAAAACGAAAATCGGATGGATATCCCATTTTCTTAAAAAGGTAATAAAGGTTATAAAGCACCCTAACCACTCCTTCGACTCTGGATACATGCTTTTAAATTTGTACATGAACATAGGTGTATCTACACCTATTTTAACATATCTCAAAGAAGATATATTTAAGGTTTCATAAACCTCGTGTTTTTTTAAAAATTGGCTCATATTTTTAATTCCCATTATTCTTTATTTTACCTTTAATTTAACCAAAAAATTTCATTTTTATTTTTTAATGCTTTTTTAATGCTTTTTTAAAAGCATTAAAAAATTGTATATTTCTTTTGACCTTCATAGCTTCAATTAATTTTTCCTCATCGATAGAGCTGTTTTCCAAGTCTAAATTACAATTGTACGGTCAGCTTTTCATAATATTAAAATAATTTTCTAGATCTTTCCGAACGACTCCAAATTCTATACTCTTTTCCACCTTCGATACACAACTTTGTTGCGTTAAAGTACCCGGTAGCCTTGTCTATGACAAGTTTAAAGTCTCCAAAGAGACCATAATAAAACGTATCTTTGATACTTTCATAAATACAATCCGTAAGCTCAAAGTTATCCATATTTATTGTATAAATTTTTTATTATTAAAAATTTCATTTTTATTTTTTAATGCTTTGAAATCAAAAAACAAAGTCAAATTAACCTTCACAAAAGGTACACGTTTCTGGTTCCTTTTCTTCCTCCTCAACTATCTTGTTAAAGTTATGGTTTACTTTATCCACCGTTAGAATTTTTGCAGAACGATGGTAGTACAGGGTCAATATACCAGATAACCAAGCTTCAAGATGAATGCTGTGAACATAACTCTTTTTTGCGTTAGGGTTGAAAAACAAGCTTAAAGATTGTGATTGATCTATATACCTTTGTCTAGCTGCGGCCAGCCTAATTAACACCATTTGGTTTATTTCAGGCCACGTCTTGAAAACTTTCTTTTCGTGGTCATTAAGAACCTCAAGATGTTGGACGGATCCATCCCGCATTTTTATACTACTAAAAATTTCCTTCAGTTTTAATGGATCTTTTATCTTTTCTTCCAACCACTTTTTGAGATGCTTGTTGTAGGTTATGTGAGACCCTGAAAGAGTATCTTGTTTGTATACGTTGGCTCTGAAAGGTTCGCAACTAGGGCTAGTATTACCCATTATAATAGATGATGTTGCGTTTGGTGCAATAGCCATCATGTGACTAAATCTTTGTCCTGTCCCCTTACAGTCTGGCGCTTCTCCTCTCAATGCTCCAAGGATCAAATTGACCCTTTTAAGGTTGGTAGAAATTGTTTTGAAAATTTTATTATTAAGGTTATATGCTTCCATACTTTCGATTGCAATCATTTTAGATTGAAGGTAAGAATGGAACCCTAAAGCCCCGATTCCTATCGCCCTTTCGGATTCTGCTGAAAATATAGCTCTTTTGAGTGTATGTGGTGCATTATCTATAAAATATTGTAGTACATTGTCTAGATAAGTCGCTACATCCAAATAAAATTGTTCGTTGTTGCACCATTTGTCGTAGTAATTGAGGTTAAGCGAAGCCAGACAACACACCGCTGTTCTATGCTCGTCTGTAGGCAGTAAAATTTCGCTACAATTTCCAAGTAAAATTCCATTAAAAACACCTGCGTTGTTGTATGGTTCAGTGAAGCAATAAGTATCGGCTCTACGATCAAGCTTGGTGACACCTGTAACCTTAACCATCACACATCTTAAATTTTTACGAACGTATAAAACCGGGAAATTTAATGGTAAATTAAAAGCATATTCACGTTTCATTTCTTTGTATGGTTTATTTTTATCTAAAATTAAAAATCGATGGTATGGAGTACACACAATAAACGTTCCATTGCTAAAGTCGACCCTAACAAGCTCTTGATTGGTGCCAGTTTGTACGATGGTAACATCGGACCATTCGTCTCCATTCCACACCATAATGGTTCGATTGACCAAACTTTTGATTGGAAACTCCCCACAATCTGTTAAAATTAAAGTCTCTCCAACCACACAAAGATTCGACTGTTTGATGGATAACCCCAATTTTTTCTGGCACTCTGGAAGCTTACGATTAGAAGCGTCTATAAAATGTAAGTATGGTTCGCCTGTCTCCGCGCGAGTTACAAGTATTCTTTCCCACAATTCTATAGCAGATCTGGTCTCTTTAACCTTTTTATTGTGGGGATCAACAAGGTCAAATTTATCCATTACATTAATCTTCTCTTGAGCGTTTTCTAAGGTTAAATTATCCAGAAATTCAAAGGAGTGTATAGAATTTTTAAAGTCGTTGATTGCTTTACCCAACAAAGCCTGTTTTTCTCCATTATTTTTAGTAGATTTTAAAATTGGAGAAATGGTTGAAACAAACCATACCTTCTTCATAAAATTATCGGTCAAGTTAACCCCGTTGTGAATATTCATTAGTTTATAGTTGTAGTCGCCTCCAACTCCACTGACACGTCTGGTGTTTAGAAAGCTTATAATTTCAGGGTGGTCAACATCCAAATAAGCAGCATAGCTTCCACGTCTAGTTTGACCTTGTTTGAAAGCGGTACAACTAGCATCATAGGTGCGTAAATGTGGTATAATCCCAACAGACTTGTCATCTGGTTGCCTTATGCCAACACCCAACCCTATACCTCCTCCTATTACACTTAGTTCACTTACCTCTGCCCAGGTGTCAATTAGGCCACGAGTCGTATCCGGTAAATAAGGCAGGAAACAAGCTATCGGCAACCCTTGTTTTGTTTTTCCAAAAGAAAGTTGTGGAGAGCTTGGACTCAACCAGTGTTGAGAGATGTAGTCATAAAGTCGTTGTCCAAGTTCCAAATCACCATTGCAAAAACTTTTCGCGACAAAGGCAAAACGTTCTTGGGGTGACTGCTCGTCTGGACGCATGTATGAGTCTTTAAGTCGAATATAACTCAAAGAGTCTAATAGTTCATTTCTTGATTCAATTGTGGTAATCGTCATGTTTATTATTAAATTTTTATTTTGAAAAAAATTTCATTTTTAAATTGTGGTGGAAAAGTGTTCATATTGTATACTTGAATTTTTAATGCTTAAAATAAACATTAAAAATCTTTTAATTAGGATTTTTGAACTAGTTTTATTTCGGGTCTTAGTTTACCTAGGAGATGTTGTACTTGAGTTCTAGTTATAGGCTCCTCTTTAACCATAATCTCTTGTAGAATGAGAGCATGTTCTTTTTTTCTCCTTCAAATATCCCAACCAGGGTAAAATTTTCAAAAAATATAATAATAAACATGCATCTTGTACACTTACTCGTACTCTTCTTATATACCGTTTTAACCGTGGCGTTTCCAATGGTGAACAATAGCATACCAGAAACAATTGAGGGAGTGGATATCTTTACCCCAGACCAGTACTCTTTTAACGTGTCATGTTGTCGTTGGTAATATATTTTAATGGTTTTTGAAACCATTAAAATATCTTTAAGGCTTAAAAAATGTCTTTAACTCTTGATTTCCAAGTTTCACTCTCGAAAGAGTTAAATTAGACCTTGGTTTGAGTAAATTTTTTACTCTATTTAAAAGACGGCAAACTTCCTTAAAATGATTAAGATAGTTTTAAAAATCGATTTGTAGTTATAAACGGCTATACACATTTCAGCGTCATTGTTCGACTCAAAGAAACAGTTCACCGCTCATTTCGGCAATATACAAGGAATGAATAGTAAAATTCTTGTAGGTCTTGATACTTTTTAATCAAAGCATCGATTTGTATTATTAATTTATCCATAATTTTATTAACTAATAAATGGAGTCAAATAAATACAATAACTACATGCGAGTATCAGAAGCGGTTGTTGTGGGTGGTCTAAGCCTTTATTTTTACAAAAAAATTTCAGACTTGGAGGCGGTCGTGGAGGACCTTAAAAATCAAATTGTTATACAAAATAACCAAATTAGATATTTGATTGGTTCAATCAATCCACAACCACACCAACCACAAAATCAACAATTTGCAGGCCATACAACACCTTTAAAAATACCTCATATGGGAAATGAGTTCAATCGCAAACCAATGACGCACATCTACCACGAAAGTAACCCTGAAAGAGTTAAGGAACATTTTAACCTACGTGAAAGTGTAACTGCTAGAACTAGTGTAGCTGCTCGGACCATTCAAAATAGAGAAATGGAGGCAATGTTTGAAGCTAATAGTAACCATCAGCCAAACAAAAACAGTCTTGTATGCGAGGGAGACGTATGCAAACTTGTACCATTAAAAATAAGTAACACCTTCGATGAGGATGGTAAAGCCATCCGAAATCCAAAAGTCAATAATAATGATGACGAGAAGCTAAAAAAATCTGTGGTAATATCGAAAATTAGTAAACATGTTGAATACGATCGAGAAAACGTCGACAACGATCAGACTTTCAAAGTCAACACATTTACAAATAGTTCACCGAATCCAGTTTTAAAGTCAGTTACGCCAAATCCCAGCACAAGCGCAATTCCAACAACGGGTGAAGACGAACCATCAACCACAGAATTGGATAAAATTTTAAACGAAATAGACAATGAAAATTGAGTATTTGGTGTATGCATCCAGACACTATGAAAAAATTTGAATTGTTTCAGTTTTGCAGTTAATAAATGACCGCCCGAAGCCCTTATATACCAGATATATTCAAGGATCCAGACACTTTGCTTCCAAAAACGCAAAAGTCTGACATTACTAAAGAAATCAAGGACTACATTGGTTCTTGTTTTGAAAAAAGCCTGAGGAACCATAAATTTGAGGTTTTTGAAAACGAAGACATAAAACCAGATATCGCGAGTCTCGTACACGAACTACAGAACACAACAGATAACTGTGTTAAGAAAACCGGGGATGTTGTTAGTGGTCCATTGCACCTGCTGAAACCTCCGGTTGCAGAAATGGATGCTGTAAACAAACATTACGTGGACACTCTCCTAAGTGAAAAATTGGCTACTAAATATTCGCGTAATTGTGACCTTAACGTTAACCATTTTAAAATAGTTAATCTTCAAACTCCTCAGAACCTTTCAGACGCCGTTAATAAAAATTATGTTGATGAAAGATTTGAACGATTAATGGCTATACAAAACCCTACATATCATATTTTTTCTAAAGGTCACACCCTAATTAAAAAAACGTTCTACTTCAACCCAGGTTTCGTGTGTCCGCACAAAATGCACATTACATCTGTAGGGTTCACAACGTCCCCTTATAAATATAAAATTGGGGAAAAATTAAAAATGGGTGAAATGAACCCAAAATTATATTTTATGATTAACCAAGAAATAAGGAGTGAACACGCCATTGAAAAAGATGTGCAACTAGGATACGTGCTAAAGGAGTTTTCCGAGCCTATAATAATAGAAAAAGGTGACAACCTTATGATGGTTGTAGAAAGCGCGCTTGAGGATTCTTCGGTTAATCTTACGTTCTATTAGGAAGGTAATAAATGAGCGGAGACCATATTAATCAACTTAAAATGGTTAAAGAACAACCATTAAATTTTCAAGATTTAGAGTATACTAAAAGGCTTCTTGAACCTTTTGAAGACTTGACAATAGAAAGGTTCGATGGAACCTCTTCGTCAACGATAAGCACGCCATCAAGCTCAACGAAACCAAATTTATTTTATCTTCTTGCTATAGGGCTTGTTTTAATCATTAATTTTCCAACGGTGAGATCAAAGTCTGGGTTAAACGAATATATCTTGTGGTTAATTTCAGCCGTAATACTACTTTTAGTGTTGTATTAAATTTTTAATGCTTTTTTTAAGCATTAAAAATTATTGAACCAAAAAAGAGTTAAAATGACCAAAAAACACAGAAAATAAATGCAAGAGCTAATCATTGTAATAATTGTGCTACTTTCGACCTTACTATTGATGTTGATGAGATACCATCAACCACCACAACCCATGGTTTCAGCGTCACCTCCGCAACCTTCACTTCAACCACAGATAGTTCCAATTTATTTTCCAAGACCAATGTATCCATTCCCAAGGTTGGTTATCCGATAAGGTCTTCACCGCCTAGATTTAGGCCTCCAATTTACAGACGTTAAGTTTAAATTTTTTAAAAAATTTTTAACATGGGATTTTTAATGATTAAATTAACCTTAAACCCAGAAAAAGTGGATTAATCCACTTTTTTAATTTAATGGTTATTGTAACCATTAAATTAAAAATTGATCAAAAAGTATAGGTACTAACCCTTGCCCAAATAACCATTTCAGACCCACTTTTTTAAATTTTTTAATAGACTAAGTCTATTAAAAAATGATGGTTGTTTTCTACTTAAAAATTAACAGTTTTAACAACTCGTTTTCCAGGTTTAGCTTCTTCATCTCCTTCATCTTCTTCATCTTCGCTACTACTCGAATTAAGATCGCTTTCATCCTCGCTTTTATTGGATACTTTTATATTTTTTGTTGGTGATTTTTCTTGAGGTTTCCTCCTTAAAATCAAAGGTTTGGCTTGATAGGCTTCAATCCACTTTGAAATTAAAACGTCGTTGACTCTAACTTGTAAGGCTACCTTTGACCCTACAAAGATACTTTCAAATCTTAAGGCCACTTTGATCCTAGCACGTTTATCAATGATAGTTTCTGGTTTGTCAATTGTCTCGTCGTTTTCATCCATAAAAATGGTAATAAATTCTTGTTTTTTCTGATTGTACATAATCTTAGGATAAAGTTTAGGTCCGTCAGCATCACCAACTTCACTACCTTTCCAAGACAATCCTTTCATAGCGTCGATTTGACCTTTCAATTTTTTAAACTCGCTTTTCTTCAAGTAGTCTCTGCACACTGTCGCCAACTCTTCATATTTGGCAGCCCACTTTATTTCCTCATCCTTAGGGTTCTCTCGATCATAAAGACAAAGAGAAATTTGATAAGAAGTATTGTTAGTGTCCAAGGTGTTGAGAGCCACTCCAAAAGAAAAGACTTCTTCGGATGGGAACACTAAGGGATGATGCTCTTCATTAACCTTTTTCAAATATTTTTCGGAAATGTTCTTGTTTAACCATTTTTGATCAAGTAAGATGTGATAATGATCGGTTGGAATTTTATTGATTAGGGTTGGTTTCTTCCTATACATCTCGGTTGCATCGAAAACCTTGAATTTAGCCACAACAAATTCTTTTTGAGCAGGTTCGTCATGGTATATTTTGTCTGATAAGTTGTAAACAAAAGATGGTTCTTTCAAACCAGAATCGATGTTTTGAGTGTACCAGTTGTAGTCGATTAAAACATGGTAGTCTATATCCTCTAATTTAGAAAAATCGTATTTAGTGGTGAATTCAGTAGTTGTAGTTTGAGAGTCGTAATCAAGCAATTCGTTGACGTCATAGACACCCTTTATTTTGTCGGTAACAGTTCGTGGTTTAGGTCCAGTTATAGCCACAAAGACACGATTGAAAGAAATGTTGTTGTTGGGTAGTTTACGGGTGACAGGCTTAGTGAATATAAGTCTTTCCGTGTTGAAGTATTTCAGTTCGGTTAATGGTTGGTTTATATTATAAAACTTGAAAAAGTTGTATTTAGTATCGTTGATAGTAATATTTTTATCTTCCATTGTATATAGTTTATTTAAAGTATTATTTATGTGAAAAAAATCAATTTTTTTATTTCGAAAAATGATATCGATGTTTTTAATGCTCTAATAAACATTAAAAAATATATTTTCAAACGTCGTATTTTTGGTCATTAATGACCATCATTTTATCTATTAATTCTTCTTCTGTTATGGCTTCATTCAAGTCTATATTATTACCTTCGAAAGTGACACCTCGAGACTTCAAGTTATCCTTAATTCGAACATACAACGTTTTAGAGTTTGGATTTGCCTTGAAATCGAGAAGAATTTCCATCTCTGGAAATAATGCTTTCTGAGACCTTAGTCGTCTAGATGTGTAATCATTTTGAGCTCTAATGGTGTAATATGGTAGGTAATCAGAGTCGTTTCTCTTGATGAGGACAAACCTCTCCTGTTTCTTCTTGTCGTCTGGAAGAGGCGCGCGATCCTCGACCGCGATGCCCAACTTACGTTGAACTTTCTTTACCTCTTTTCCTAGTCCCTTGTTAGTATCTAGCAGCTCTTCGTTCTGATCTTTGACTTCCTCAAGAGAGATACCTAAAGATTTGAGCAGTTGTCGATCTTGTTGTCTCTCAAGCTCTCTTTTTTCTTGTTGTAGTCTCATGTCAAGTCGCATATCTGACATCATCTGTTCCAAATCTGTAATCTTTCTTTGTGCTTCGCGATGGTTAAAGTAAAGCGTATATTCAACGTATAATTTAAGGAGCTCCTCCAGGTCAATGTAGTAGTCTCTAATGATGTAGCCATTTTTCGTCTTGAGTTGCATTATAGCCATTTTAAGGTCTCTTGGTTCCATTATAAGAAATTTAGAACATGCTCTGGCACCCTCATGGGGTAGTATTTCCAATTCTTGTTGAAACGTTGGAAATTGTTCCAACTCATCGTCTTCAAGAGTCAATTCACGGTAATATATATTGTTGTTACGTAACATTTTCTTAAAATTTTGACGCTGTTTATAGTATTCCCCATCATAACCAAACCATTCCAAAACCACCCTACCCACTAGGGTAGACTGGGTTCCGACTACAACTTGCCAGAAGTAATCAAACATGACCATATTTAACTTGGTCACTTTAATAAACTCCATGACATGTCATGGAGTTTAAAGCTTTTATTTAAAGCCTTATTAATTTTAGGGTTAGAAGAACCATTTTCTGTATCGATGGTTACTCCCAAAAAATTAAGTTTACTATCGTTTTTAAGGTCGATATGTTCCATATTATCTTTATTTTGATCTTTTTTATTAAAATAAAATTGAATTTTATTTTGGTTCCTTCTTTCCATATCAATAACATGGTAAATTGTGGGTCTTGAAACCTTAAATTTTTCAGCTAGCTGAGTTATTGGTACACTATTGAGGTGCATTTGAAAAACTTC